GTAAGGTATGTTTTTTTTTTTATTTTTGTGAGATTTGGCGTAATAGACGTAATGGTGTAAGAACTGAATGAAATCAATACGTTACGAGCATTCGGCAAATTACGTCTGGAGATTCAATGTAATATTTCTAGGGGGGCTCCGCGAGATGAAAAGTGAAAAAATAAAAACACACTACACCCTCCAAAAGTTCTATAGGGAGCCCTGATTGCTTTTGTTGGTTGACTCTTGGGGCGACACTCGTTATACTCGTGGTAGTTCTTTTACGGGAGTTAATGATGGTACACATTGATCAGGGAATAGCCCTGCCAACCAATCGATCCAAATACCCTTTTGGGGAAATGGAGGCGGGTGATAGCATTCTGTTTGGCGTGCGCAAGCAAGCTGAAAGCTGCAGAGTGGCTGCCCTTCGCTTCACACGAGTGCATCAGCCTAAATGGGTGTTCACGCTGCGCAAGGTGGATGATGGTTGGCGTTTGTGGAGAATCAGCTAATGGCCAAGAAAGACGTTTGGAATGTTCCCCCTGTCATGCCTGACAAGGCACAGAAACGAATGTCTACTGAGGTGGCCCCGCTGCGGCAGCAGCGCCGCAAGCTAACAGCCAAGGAATGGACCTTTGTCACTGAGCTTGTGAGCGGCGATGGCCGCACCACTATGAAAGAGGCAGCCATCAGGGCAGGCTACAAGTCGTCCAGCGCTTCTGTGATGGCATGGAAGCTCACAAATCCTGATATCAACCCCCATGTGGTCTCTGCCATTCAGGCCTATCGTGCTGACTTGGCGTCCAAGTACAACACGTCCTATGAGCGCCATATGCGCGATTTGCAGATCATTCGCGATAAAGCCCTTGATGCCGGTGCATTTGCAGCAGCCGTCCAAGCAGAGTATCGTAGGGGCCAAGCCTTGGGAACGATCTATGTGGAGCGCAAAGAGATCCGCCACGGCACAATTGACAGCATGAGCAAGGAAGAGGTACAGCGCAAGCTTGACGAGCTTAAAAAGCTGTATGGTGGGCCTCCACCCACTGCCTTGATCGATGCGGACACTGGAGTGGTGATTGAAAGTGCAGCAAGAGAAAAAGATCCCGAATTCGACGCGGGAGTGGAGCAGCCTCCGCTTGACATCTTTGAGCGAGGTTTGGGGGGATCAGATGACACCTGAAGCTAGATTTTCGGCTAGGGTGAAAGCCGGCCTTGTCAATTGTTCAATTGAACGCATTGAGAATCGTGTGAACCTTGGCATCCCTGACATGTTGGTGGGTGTCGGGGAATACTTTGTTTTGATGGAATTGAAAGTGGTGGCCAAGGGGTTAAAAGTTGGGCTGCGTCCCCATCAAATTGCTTTCATGACTCGGCATGCTGCTAAGGATAGGCCTTGCTTTGTGCTTGTGCTTGACATGGGTAATACACTACGCCCCTCGACCATTCGTTTATATCAGGGGAGCGATGCTATAAAATTGGCTGCAGAGGGCATAAAGCTTGAGCCCCTTCGCTGTTGGCCATCGCGTGGCATGCCTTGGGCGGAACTAGAGGAAACCCTAGGTTTAGTAAAATAAATGTAAAAAAGTGTTGCAAGGTACAGAAACCTTGCTATACTGGCGATGCCGGTGCTTGATCCGGTGTCCTAGAAAGAAGAGAGCAAATATGAAATTATCAGTTGAATTGCTTGACAACGATGTCAAGTCCGCCGTTGTTAACATCGGCAAAAACAGCGGTTACGTTGAGGTGTATCTCAGTAGCGGTGACCTTGTTGTGATCGTCTATGACGCCAAGGGCGACATTGTCCATTCCTTCGATACGCCTTGGGGGAAGAAATGAAAAATTTAAGCTTTGATGATGTGGCTTTTCTTGACGTTTATCAGCATGCTGTTGCTGTTGCTACGCGTGAGGATGTAGTTCGCTTTTTATCTGCTGATCCGGACGAGCGCAGCAGCCGCGAATTTTGCGATTCGATGGACGATGTTTATTCGTCGATTGCTGATGCGCATGAGGTTTGGTTTTGCGCTTTGAAGCATGCCCGAACAAATAAGGGTATGACAGTTGGCAAATTGTCGGCTGCGCTCGCTAATTTGCCGCGAGATTTGCCCGTTTTGATTTGGGATGCCGGCACCCGTTTAGGGGTTGCGCATATTGACGACAGTTTCATAGAAGATGAATACCCGCGCCTTGAGTTGAACACCGACCGCGACGACTAACCCAGAAAGGAGAGAAAATGCCAATTTATAAATATGACGTGTGCTTTCCCAATTCCCAGAGTGTGATCCGCACCTTCCCTTCCCTTGTCCGCGCTCGTGACTTTATGCGCGTTATGTCGGCCGATGACTTGCCCTTTTTGGTTATGCCATGGGACGAAAACAGCATGCCCTTAATTGTTAGAAGACAGAAAAAAACAAAAAAATATCACACACAAAAGGCCGTTAAAGTTGATATACTAGGGCCTTCATCAACAGAAAGGATAGAGAAATGTTAAAAACAGTCAGAATCAGCGCGAACAGCAAAACCGGCCCAATAGCAGTTACTTATCGCAGCGGCGAACATGAAACCTATGGCACGTGCCCGACAAGCTGCAGCCTTCACCCTAAAAGTGAAACCGGCACATCACAAATAGACAGTGAATATTTAGCTGCTGTTTTTGACAGCGTCCCGCGTGGTGGTAAAGCTTGGACCTATTCGCATTTCACGGCCGAAGCGCTCCCTTTCCCTCAGCCAAATAAAACAGTGATAAATGCAAGCTGTGACACCACGGCCGAAGCGGTGCGGGCTTTTGAATTAGGCCGTCCCGCTGTGTATGCTGCGCCCTTGGAAACGGCCGACCAATGGCCCAAAAAAATTCACGGCATTAATTTTGTGCAGTGTCCGGCCGAAAAGGCCGACAATTTTAGTTGTCAGCAGTGCGGCGGCGGCCGGCCATTGTGCGCACGTGGTGCGCGTGATTTTGTCGTTGTATTTGTTGCGCATGGCACCGGAAAAAAGAAAGTCGGAAAAGATGAAAAAGGCGGCTGCTACGCTGCAAGCGGCCCGACGGCTATTCAATGGCATAACACGAGAGAAAACGGCGCGGCTAATGATGCTGCAGCGCTTCGCGAATTTGTGCGCACTCTCCCGCATGGATCTTTTTTGCGCCACCATATCGCCGGCGATTGTGGGCGGGAATTGGGGGCCCCGTGATAATTGGACTAATCGTTATTTTGGTTTTAGTGTGGTGGTTTTTGGACAATTATGGATAATTTGAAAATAATTGTAAATAAAACGTGCAAAGTGTAAAAATTATGTATAATTCAAGCACCGGCACAAATAACCGGTTTTTATCAACTCAGAAAGGATAGTGAAAAATGGCCCACATGATCGACACAACAACGGGAACAGCAGCAATAGCTTACTCAGGGTTAGCCCCTTGGCATAAGTTAGGGCAGCAGCTAACAGCAGGCGCGACAATTCAAGAATGGACACAGCAAGCCGGTTTGGCTTATGACGTATTAGAGAGCCCCGTTTTATTTAACACACCGGCCACCAGTGCTCCGCAAGCATGGCCTGATCGCAAAGTGCTACACCGTAGCGACACCGGCGCGCCGTTAGCTGTAGTCTCGCAAGGCTATAACGTGGTTCAACCCTCGGAGGTAATGGGGTTTTTTAGTAAGCTTGTGGATCTTGGCGGGTTCACAATGGAAACGGCCGGCGCGTTAAGTTACGGCCGGAGGGTTTGGGCCTTAGCTAAAGTGAATGAAGGGGCCGATATTGTGGAAGGTGACACAGTGCGCCCTTATGTTTTGCTTGGCACGTCATACGACGGGACAATGGCCACCATTGCAAAATTTACCAGTGTGCGCGTGGTATGCAATAACACTATCACGGCAGCCGTCAATAACAGCGAATCGCAAATTAGGGTTTTACATTCTGAGCGATTCAACGCGGACGATGTCCGGCTGCAGCTTGGCATCGTGGCCAACCAGTGGGAGCGGTTTTTAGTGCAATCCCGCAAATTAGCCGGCGAGACAATGACGGGCGAAGAATGCGACGCGTTCGTTACTGAATTATTGAAGCCCTACCACACCGGCAAAATTGAGATTAAAGACAGTCGCGCATTCAAGCGAATCATTGAATTATTCAACGGGCGCGCTATTGGTTCCGATATTGTGGGCGTGGCCGGCACGCGGTGGGCGGCCTTGAATGCGGTAACTGAATTAGTTGATCATGAGCGCGGACGATCTGACAATACCCGCATTGAATCTGCTTGGTTTGGCACGGGCGCTGCTTTGAAAAATAGGGCGCTTGAATTGCTCTCCGCTTAACCATAAAATGGGAGGGGCGATATTATAGCCCTTTCCCCTCTTAAAGGTTATGCAAAATTCGCATAAAGTGGCCGGTAAAGTAAACCCTATAAACTAGGCCCTCGGCCCCTCCCGCTCAACGCGTCAATCGTGGCGCTTGGGCCACGGCCCGCGCTCTGCGGGCCGTGGTTTTTGTTCTTTGGGCCATGGGCCACGGCCCGCGCGCCGTTAGGCGCGCGGGTTTTTTCTCTGCAGCCGGTTTTGTTTTCTTTGA